GGTTTCAAGAGTTATCACGCTTGATAACTCCATCCCAAAACAAACGGGCACAAAAAAGCCCTGACCGGATCAGTCAGGGCGGGAAAGTACAGACGAAAAAAAACCCCAACCTTGCGGCTGGGGTTTTGTGCTGACATCTTACAGAGCGGGCATCATGCCTTTGGCGGCGTTGATCCGCTTGACCACTTCAGTGACATCGAATGTCGGGCTTTCCAATTTCTGCAATTTTGCAATTGCCTTGTCAAGGTCAGCGTGGATGCGTTGCACTGCTGTTTTCGGCGCTTCAGCTTCGCCGTCTTCCTCTGCCTTTTCAGCCTTGCGAATATGCGACTGGATCAGCGAGAGACGGGCACCGATTTTCTGCTGGGCTGTCTTGCGTTGAAACTTCTTTACATCATCCAGTGACTTCGGATCAGCGGCAATTAAGCCCTTTTCCGCTTCGCTGAACGTGGTCAGAATCACGTTCTTGACTTGCTGACGCAAGTCTTCATTGCCGCCGTTCTTGGCAGTGTCAAGCATGGCAGAGGTCACACGGTCAGCACGTAGGCTGTCGCATGCCTTGACCCATATTGATTCGTTCTTGTCTTGCGACTTGAGAGCGGCTGAAACGGCGGCGATTGTAGAACCGGACAAAACAACTTTAGATGCGTTCATGATAGAAACTCCATTCACACAGTAGAGATAAAACACTCTTTGAACTGGTGAGCCTCCATTGTGCAAGGGTTGATAGTACTTGTCAAGGGATATTAAAAGAAGTTATAGGTTATCACGCATGATAACTTGATCCTAAATGCCGATTCTGCCCAGCAATGACCCACCGTACCCGGGGCACCCCAAATGCTGTTTGGTACCATGCGCTCCTATGTGTTGCTATTCTCCGCGCTCATAGCCCACTTTTCTTGAGTTCATGACATTGTTCAATAGTTCTTGTTATGCAATGTTCTTTTGTTCCGGTAGACCCCCACCCCCTCGTATATAGAAACACCCCCCGGTATCAAAATAGTACCCCCCTTGTCAAAAAATTATTTTTTGTGGTATCGTGCAAACTTCTATGGGGCATCCCGCCACATAAGCGCACAATTTGAAATGACATTGGTCTGCACTCCTGACATCGGGGTGGCTCTGCCACCAGAAGGTATGCCCTATCCGCTCCTGCGTGAAAGGGCCGAGGCTGCGTGCGCGACCATCGACCTGCTCCTCGGTGCAGGACTCGACCCAGAATTGCTGATTCCGAAGCCCGACGACAAGGATGTCGCCACTGCGGTGGTTGAGGCGTTCGCCAAGGACGAGAACCAAGCCAGCCAGTCGCTGACGACCAACAAAATCTCCACCATGACCCCCGCATCTCTCCTCCTTGTAAAAGGAGTGCTGGACGAATTTGGTCATGCAGTGGTCGAGAAGGCTACCCACATCAGGCACTTGGTCACAAACAAGCTGATTCTGGAGTCCGACAACCCCGATCCGAAGGTGCGCATCCGCGCCCTTGAGTTGCTTGGCAAGATCAGTGACGTGGGCCTCTTTTCTGAGCGCACCGAGGTGCTGATCACCCACCAGTCCACAGACGAACTCAAACAGACCCTGCGGGACAAGCTCAACAAGCTACGTGCCAAGATGGACGTGGTGGATGTCACGCCAGTGGAGGCCAAACCGATCAATTTGGACGAAGAACTGGGTATTCCAGCCCCTGAAACCCCAAAAATTGCAGAAAATCTGCAAAAAACGGTCGAAAACGGGGGTGAAAATTGACCCAAATTGCCGTCAAAGACGACCTCTCCGACGAAGAAATCGACTTCATGGTCGAGCATATCGAGGAGTTTGAGCCTGAAGAACGTGCAGAAATCTTGGCTGCGGCGGACGCCCTAGCCGAAAGACGCCATGCGGCGGCTTGCTACGATGACCTGATTGAGTTTTGTCGGCACATGCAGCCCGACTACAAGGTGGGTAAACACCACCGAATCTTGGCTGACCTGCTGATGCAGATTGCCGAGGGTCAGAAAGACCGCTTGTGCGTGAACATCCCGCCGCGCCACGGCAAGTCGCAACTCGTCTCGATCTACTTCCCAGCGTGGTTCATTGGCAGACACCCAGACAAGAAGGTCATGATGGTGTCCCACACCACCGACCTTGCGGTGGACTTCGGTCGCAAGGTGCGAAACATCATCGACACCGATGCGTACCGCCAGATTTTCCCAACCGTCACCCTTGCGGCTGATTCAAAGTCAGCAGGACGCTGGAACACGAACGTGGGCGGCGAGTATTTCGCTTGCGGTATCGGTAGTTCAATCGCGGGTCGCGGTGCTGACTTGCTTCTGATTGATGACCCACACTCCGAACAGGACGTGCTGAACGGCAACTTCGAGGTCTTTGACAAGGCGTACGAGTGGTTCGCATACGGTGCCCGTACTCGTCTGATGCCGGGTGGTCGTGTGGCAATTATTCAGACACGCTGGCACTTGAACGACTTGACTGGGCGTGTGGTCAAGGATATGGGTCAGAACGAAGGCTCTGATCAGTACGAAGTGGTGGAGTTCCCAGCCATTTTGGACATCCCACAAGCAGACGGAAGCACGGTGCAGAAACCGCTGTGGCCTGAGTTCTTCGACATGAAGGCGCTCTTGCGGACAAAAGCGTCGATGCCACTGTTCCAGTGGAACGCCCAGTACCAGCAGAACCCGACCGCCGAGGAAGCCGCCATCGTCAAGCGCGAGTGGTGGAACTTCTGGAAAGAGGAAGAACCGCCTGAGTGCGAGTACATCATCATGTCGCTGGACTCAGCGGCAGAAGCGCACAACCGCGCTGACTTTACGGCTCTGACCACGTGGGGAGTGTTCCTCAACGAGAAAGAAGACCGCTACAACATCATCCTGCTCAACTCCATCAAGCGCCGTGTCGAGTTCCCTGAACTCAAGCGCCTGTGCTACACCGAGTGGAAAGAGTGGGAGCCAGATGCGTTCATCGTGGAAAAGAAGTCCTCGGGAACGCAGTTGTACCAAGAGATTCGCCGCACAGGTATACCTGTGATGGAGTTCACCCCGCACCGAGGCACAGGCGATAAAACAGCGCGTCTGAACTCGGTGGCTGACATCATCCAGTCAGGACTGGTGTGGGTGCCCGAGACACGTTGGGCAGAGGAGGTGGTCGAGGAAATCGCCGCTTTCCCATTTGCTGCAAACGATGACTTGGTTGACTCAACTGTGATGGCGCTCATGCGCTTCAGAGCAGGTGGGTTTATCCGGTTGCCCGACGATGAGCCAGAGGAGATGCGCTTCTTCAAAACGAAGCGATACGCTGGCGGAAGCAAGTACTACTAAGAAGGAGAGATGAGATGTACATGATGGAGAAACTGGACGCATACAAGCAGGAAATCGAGCGCATCCGTGCAGTCACGGAGTGGAAAGAGTCGAATTGGGACATCAAGAACAAACTCGACAAGAACATGGAATCCATGCTCATGAACTACGCCAACGAGATGTTGCGTATCCATGATGAACTCAAAAAATACTGCAACGCTTTACTTATTAAGGCACGAGAGCACAATTCGTCTGTCGATAGACTGATGTATGAGCTTCGCAAGTCCACTGAGGACTATCAGAAACTCGACAAAAAATACAAGGCGCTGCGTAAAAAAGTGGTGCCAGTCAAGAAACCTGCGGCTAAGAAAGCCGCCAAACCTAAAGGAACCTGAGTATGGCTACAAGTTCAATGGATAAGGGGTTGTACTCAGCCCCGATGGGCATAGAGGAAGATGTTCTTGCTATGGGTGGCGACAGCCCCCTAGAGATCGAGATCGTTGACCCTGAACAAGTTACTCTGTCTGATGGCAGTGTGGAGATCACACTGGAGCCTGATGCACTGGATGCTGGCGAGTTTGATGCCAACCTTGCAGAAGACATGGATGAGAGTGACCTCGCGTCTATTGCCGAAGACCTCGATGACATGATCACTGCCGACATCAACAGTCGCAAAGACTGGGCAGACACATTCGTCAAAGGATTAGAAGTTCTGGGACTGCGATACGAGCAACGCACCGAGCCGTGGGACGGCGCGTGTGGGGTGTTCTCCACGCTGTTGGCTGAAGCAGCTATCCGCTTCCAGTCCGAAGCAATCATGGAAACTTTCCCTGCCGCTGGCCCCGTGAAGACTGAGATCGTGGGTGCTATCGACAAACTGCGCGAAGAAGCCGCCGAGCGTGTCCGTGTGGACATGAACTACCAGTTGACCGAGAAGATGGTGGAGTACCGCTCCGAGCACGAGCGCATGCTGTTTAACTTGGGTCTGGCTGGTGCTGCGTTCAAGAAGGTCTACTACGATCCGGGTCTGGGTCGCCAAGTGTCTATGTTCGTGCCAGCAGAGGATGTGATCATCCCCTACGGCGCTTCAAACATTGAGACATCCGAGCGTGTCACTCACTTGATGCGTAAGACCAAGAACGACGTGCGCAAGTTGCAGGTTGCTGGGTTCTACCGCGAGTGTGAGTTGGGCGATCCCGTCAACATCAGCACCGACATTGAGAAGAAAAAAGCCGAGGAGCAAGGCTTCTCAATCACCCAAGATGACGACCGTTATCAGTTCGCCGAAGTCCACGTGGACTACGACCTGCCGGGTTACGAAGACCCCGATGGTATCGCCCGTCCGTATGTGATCACGTATGAGCGTGGCACCAAGGAAGTTTTGGCAATCCGCCGTAACTGGAAGGAAGAAGATGAACTCAAACTCAAGCGACAACACTTCGCACAGTACAACTACATTCCGGGCTTTGGTGTCTACGGTATGGGTCTCGTGCACATCATTGGTGGTTATGCACGCGCAGGTACTTCAATCATTCGCCAGCTTGTTGATGCTGGCACTCTGTCTAATCTCCCCGGTGGCCTGAAGACTCGCGGCGCACGTATCAAGGGTGACGACACACCTATCGCTCCGGGCGAGTTCCGTGACGTAGATGTGCCGAGTGGCGCGATCAAGGACAACATCATGTCCTTGCCATACAAGGAGCCGTCACAGGTTCTGGCTGGCTTGTTGGAGAAGATCACTGGAGAAGCTCGTCGCCTTGGCTCTATTGCCGACATGCAGGTAAGCGACATGAGCGCCAACGCGCCAGTGGGTACCACCCTCGCGCTGTTGGAGCGTCAACTCAAGACGATGGGTGCTGTGCAAGCTCGTGTGCACTACGCCATGCGCCAAGAGTTCAAGTTGCTCAAAGAGATCATCCGCGACTACACCCCAGAGGAGTACAGCTACACGCCTGACTTCACGAAGGATCGTGAGATCAAGCAGAGCGACTACGACATGGTGGACGTGATTCCCGTGTCTGATCCCAACTCCAGCACGATGGCCCAGCGCATCATGCAGTACCAAGCGGTGTTGCAGTTGGCAAGCCAAGCGCCTCAAATTTATGATCTGCCTGTGTTGCACCGTCAGATGATCGAGGTGTTGGGTGTGAAGAACGCCGACAAGCTCGTGCCAATCGAAGATGACATGAAGCCTCGTGATCCGATCAGCGAGAACATGGACGTGATCAAAGGCAAGCCTGTGAAGGCGTTCATGTACCAAGATCATGATGCGCACATCGCCACACATACCTCGTTCATGAAAGACCCGATGATCGCGCAACAGATGGGTCAGAACCCACAAGCGCAGATGCTGTTTGCCGCTATGCAAGCGCACATCGCCGAGCACTTGGGTTTTGCCTACCGCCGTCAGATTGAGGAGCGCCTTGGCGTGTCTATGCCAGCACCTGATGCTGAGATGCCACCCGAGATGGAAGTGCAGTTGTCACGTCTGGTGGCGCAAGCCAGCCAGCAGTTGTTGGCAGTGCACCAAGGCCAAGCCGCACAGCAGCAAGCCCAGCAACAAGCGCAAGACCCACTGGTTCAACTCCAGCAAGCCGAGTTGCAACTCAAGGGCAAGGACGTGGAGCGCAAAGCCGCCAAGGATGCACAAGATGCAGACCTCGCACGCGAGAAACTGCGTCTGGAGCAAGAGCGTATCCAAGTCGAGAAGGACAAGGTTGGTGTGGACGCAAACCTGCGTGTCGCACAGATCGAAGCCACCCTCGCAGCAAAAACAAAAGGAGAGTAAGCGATGGACGAGAGAGTGATGAAACTGTTGATGGACAAGGCAAACCAGCGGCGACAAGAACTGCTGGATCACCTTGGCTCGGGTGCATGTAAAGACTATGCGGAATACCGCGAGGTTTGTGGAGTGTTGAGAGGTCTTCTCCACGGAAACCAAAACATTGAAGACCTCTTGGAACGTGTAAAGGAGAGTGAAGATGAGTGAGTTTTTAGCAGGACAGGCGATTGACCTATCCGGTATCTTGAACAAACCCAAAGAGGAGAAGGCACGACAACTGCCCAAACCCAAGGGTTACAAGATTCTGGTGACGTTGCCTCCTGTCGAGGAGGAGATTGGGGATACGGGTCTGATCAAGTCCGCGCAGTCCATGTACCACGAACAACTTTTGACGAACGTGCTGTTCGTTGTGGAGTTGGGCGACATGTGCTACTCAGACAAGGATCGTTTCCCAAGCGGCCCTTGGTGCAAGAAAGGTGATTTCATCATGTGTCGTGCCAACACTGGCACACGCTTCAAGATTCACGGCACCGAGTTCCGTTTGATCAATGATGACTCTGTGGAAGCGGTGGTCGAAGACCCCCGTGGCATCGAGCGTGTGAACTAAGGAGAAACCTATGGCAATGGAAGAATTCAAGTTCCCCGACGAGCATATCGTCGGTAAGGACAAGGACAAGGAAAAAGAGGACGAACTTGAGATCGTGATCGAAGGCGAGGAAACCCCCGTCAAGGTCGAGATCAAGGATGACACTCGCCCCGAGGACAAAGGTCGTCGCCCGATGACTGAAGCCCCCGAGGAAGTCACCGAAGAAGAACTCATGAAGTACAAGGATGTCAAGCTACGTGATCGCTTGGCACACCTGAACAAGGGTTACCACGAGGAGCGCCGCGCCAAGGAGCGTGCGGAGCGTGAGCGCGAGGAAGCCCTCGCCATCGCCCAGCGCATCTTGCAGGAGAACGAGCAACTCAAGGGCAGCGCCAACAACAACCAGAAACTTCTTTTGGAGCAAGCCAAAACGGTAGCCGCCAAGGAACTGGAAGAAGCCAAGCGCAAGTACAAGGCCGCATACGAGTCTGGTGACGGGGATGCAGTTACTGCCGCCCAAGAAGAATTGATGTCAGCCAAACTCAAATCGGAGCGAATCAACAAT